TTCATCATACCAAATTACCTGGTTATTGTGAACAACTTCTACCTCTAGGATTGGGTAGAATAAATCTTGAAGCACCTATGTCTTACAACAAGGTTGCTAATTATATTTCCAAGTACCTGGCTAAAGAAAATCAACGCCATAGATCCTTTGGAATAATGAGAGGTTTGGAAAAGTTTGAATCTGGTTGCAGATGTAAACATGAAGATTTTATTGCAATACCAGGAGATAATGAATCTCCATGGGACTGGCCAGAAGATGCAATCACAATGAATTATAGAAATTGTGAATGCCTTTGAAGGTCTCTGGGCCGACGGGCCACTCCGCTACGCTGCGAAGGATAGGTTTGGACTACTCTATCCATTCGTATGTGCATCTAATACACATAATATGCAAAACATTCTGGTCTTTAATCCAATTGAAAGACAATTGATGAGAAAAACACTTTGGACATTTAGCGTTTTGACTTTCTGACAAATGCAACTCTTCTTCCGTTGACATATTTGTAACATCCATATTTTCCTTTTCTAGTTCTAAACATTTTGCCCATGGTGAACTTTTTGCGCCTATACATTTTAGGCTTACGACCTTTGTATGCGCTTCCAAATTTATAAGCGCCTCTTCTTACATTCCTTCTGGTATAAGATGCCATCAGAAACACACTCCTGAAACTTGGCCGTATGCTTTGTCGATAAGCCCCGCCATATGTAGTATTGCAAGGAGTACAAGATACTCAATGCGATTAGCCTTGACATGAGATATAACACTAGCCCACTTGGTAGCCTGAACAACTGTTTCAGTTTTCATACCAAACTCTCCGAGTGTATTCCTTTGTAACTACCTTCAGCCATTTCAATAATGACTGTAAAATCTGTAGTATCTCTTTCAGTTTTATGGTCTAAACGAATAACTCCCAGAGGTACGTTAATGTTGTAGACTTTTTGTAAACCATGACCTACAGCAGGATTAAATTCAGCAAACATCAATGGTGCTGGCATATTTGTTTCTGCACCAACATAAAATTCACCTTGAGCAGAGCCAGGAGATTGAACTTTGTAAGGAGGAGAATTGTTCTCACCGATAAGATTCTCTGCGATTTCATCGAATTGTGTTCCTGCATCTAAAAGATTGAGAAGGGGGTCATCACTAGCAAGAGCAGTGTCGACGCTTGGTTCAAATCTTCCAACAGTTCCTCGGGTGTCACCGTAAGACTGTATTAATCCAACATAGTTGTATGCACCAGGAGAACCAGAATGTCCTCCTAATAATCCGACTTCGTAACCATCAACAGATGAAGTACCATCTGGTGATTCAAATGTAGAATAATTCCATTCTCCATATTCAACGTTATTACTTTCAATATCTTCAGGAGATTCCATATTGTAAGTACCAGGATTAGATTCTGCGGAATTATGTTTCAAACTCAAATAAGGTTTGAAATCACTCCACTTAGATTTGAGACTTGGTTGATCATCGAGAACTTGATTGTTCATCTCATTATATCTGGAATATGCTCTTTTCATAGCGTTACGCATTGCCCAGGTATCTGGGGCACATCCGAATTGAAGGAATTTCTCTTCGTCATTGTCAACAACTGTAATTGACTTAACTTTGTACATTCTGGCTTGGCGAAATAGTTGCCTATTCACTGCGCTGAGGTCCTTAGCCAAGTTGATGAAACTAGTGGCTTGAGTATCAGTTGCTCGAACTGTATACTTCAGAAATCTCTGGGTCATACCCGACCCTTTCATAATAGGGTTATTAATGGTTTACTTAGTAAAGCGAGTGTAAATAAACTCACTTTTGGCTATATATGTATGTTATACGACATACGCATATGGCCGAGAAAGACCGAGACATATGCCCCGTTTGCTTAGGAGAATTATACACCATTGAAGGTGGAAAATATGTGTTCTGCATGTCAGAACCATATAACAGAACAACAGAAGATTGGTGGAAGGAATGCACCTTCCACATGAGCATCGAAGCATGGAATGAACGATGCGAACTCGAAGAGTTCCTAAGAATTAAATCAGAGGACGAGCATAAAACTCTGGAGCAATTCAAATGATTTGCCCAAAATGTAAAATGGAAAACACAGATTGCAACTGTGACAGAATTTCGTCCCCTGTAATAAATAAAGAGTGGGGATTCACTTGCAGAGAATGCCCCTATGTTCCAGAATACTCTGAAAAAGATGATTTCATTTCGGTTGTACGTAGAAAATCTACTGATCCGAAATTAACTAGATCAATGAATCTAAGATTTCCTAAAAGATGTAAATCTTGTGACACCAGGAAGAAGAGATCTACCAGGAGAAAAAAACAAATTGCCCAGGTATTTGGACAATCTGTTAGTATCGGTTGTTTTAACCCATCCTACAACCGACCTAAACTTATCACATTTGCATTACCATCTCAACGTACGATGAAGTACGAAGATAGAGATGTTCAAATTAAACTCCTGAACAAGAAATTACCAGGAGCCAGGAAGAGTTTGATTTCCAATGGAACTCTAGGTGGAACATACGTGATAGAATGTACATCACGATTAGTTCCTTTCAATAATGGTGGAGTTTTGATGGAATGGAAACACCATGCACATGTACACATGGTAGCAGTTTCCAACTATGTTCATCATACCAAATTACCTGGTTATTGTGAACAACTTCTACCTCTAGGATTGGG